GGATAGCGTCATCGCTATCCCCCTTTTTGTGCCCATATTCCGCAAATTTCCGGACCTCCATCCCGTGGTTGAATAGCCTGCCACGGCAACACAAGAGGAGGATGCCCCATGGCACCGGAAACCCGCAAGTCGCACCTCACCCACCGCCAGCGTCAGCTCGTCGAGCTGATGCAAAAACTCAACTTCGGCTCCATTGAGGGACTGCATGTCCACGACGGAGAGCCGGTCTTCACCCCGCCGCCTCGCAGAGTGCGCGTGTTCAAGTTGAAGGGCGAGAATGGACCACGACGTGAAGCGACCAAGAGTGACTTCGTTCTCAAATCTAACGTCGACGAGCTCTTCGATCTCCTGAAAGCAATGGGCTGTGGCATTATTCTGTCCATCAAGGTTGAGCACGGCATTCCAACCTTTATGACATTCGAAGAGTGGTCCGGCGATGATTTAGATTGCACGGTCGGTTCCGGTTCTCTGTCCAAACCTCCGCCAATTAGCGACACTGCCGGAGATAAAATTGACAGCGGGAGCAGGCCATGAGGCCGCTCCGCCCAAGCCAGCCAGACGGTCCGCCGGGCGTACCAACGCAGGACTCCGTGGGCGCGAAACTCGCCACAAGGAGCACTGCCATGCCTCGTCTGCCCGCCGATCTGACCATGCAGCCGGAAGCGCGCCGCCGCGAAATAGCCACCATCCTGGCCACCGCCATGGTGCGCCTGCAGCTCCGTCCCGGTGCGTTAAATCGCACCGCGGGGAAATCTCCGAAAAGCTCTCCGACTCGCCTTGCAAACGGGCCGTCAGCGTCCACTCATGTCACTGTCCGGGAAGCATTTAACGCAAACAAGGAGGACAGCGCATGAGCATCGGCACGGAACAAGAGATCGCCGGGATCATCGCCGTGGCCATCGGCAGATGGCGCAGGCATCCTGGCGGTCTGCCCACGGAGGACGGCGGTAAGGCGGAGCCCCCCCACGACAACCATAAAGTCGAGGCAAAGTCCAACCGAGGCGCATCGGACGACCAGCATCCGCAAACCGAGGAGGTCCAGCCATGAGCCTAGACATCAGCCAAGAGGTTGCCGCGATGCGGCGGATGCCGATCGGCGATCTGCGCGAGGTCTACGAGCGCGTGTTCGGCGAGACGACGACGGTCCGGCACGCGCAATGTCTGGTCAAGCGCATCGCCTGGCGCATGCAGGCGAACCAACTGGGCGGGATTTCCCTTCGGGCCCAGCGGCGGGTCGAGGAACTGGCCAACGAGGCCGATCTGCGCTTGAACGCCCCCCGGCGTCCGCTTTCCGACGAAGGCAAGACCGTAACGCGAACCATCCCCTCCGTCATCCGCGAGGCCGAAGACGAATTGGCGGTAGGTGCGCAGATCGAGCGCCATTACAAAGGAAAGACGATTGTGGCGACCATCGTCGAGAACGGGGTGCGCTGGAACGGCGATCTCTACGGGTCGCTTTCGGCGGTGGCCAAGGCGGTCACCGGCTCGCACTGGAACGGCCGGGCGTTCTTCGGTCTGGACAGCAAGCGGCGGAGGACCGAGCATGGCGACCAAAACTGAGCCCCGCAAGACGGTCCGCTGCGCAATCTATACGCGCAAGAGCACCGAAGAAGGTCTGGAGCAGGAGTTCAACTCGCTCGACGCCCAGCGCATGGCCGCCGAGGCTTTCATCACCAGCCAAGTTGGCGAAGGGTGGGTGTGCCTGGCCGAGCGCTACGACGATGGTGGGTTCACGGGCGGCAACATTGAGCGGCCTGCGTTGCAGAGACTGCTGACCGACGTGAACGCCGGGCAGATCGACGCCGTGGTGGTCTACAAGGTCGACCGTCTGTCCCGCTCGCTCCTCGACTTTGCCCGCATCATGGGCGTCTTCGAGGAGCACAACGTGGCCTTCGTCTCGGTGACGCAAAGCTTCAACTCGGCAAACAGCATGGGGCGGCTGACGCTGAACATCCTGCTTTCGTTCGCCCAGTTCGAGCGGGAGGTCATCAGCGAGCGCACCCGCGACAAGATTCACCTGGCGCGCAAGCAGGGCAAGTGGTCGGGCGGATGCCAGGTAATCGGCTACGACGTGGCTCCGGAAGGCCGGAAGCTGGTGGTCAACCCGCACGAGGCCGAGCAGGTCCGCGCGATCTTTGCCCTATACCTGGAACTGGGCGGCCTGTTGCGCGTCATCGAGGAGCTGGACAAGCGAGGCTGGACCAACAAAACCTGGATCACGCGAAACGGCAAGCTGCATCAGGGCAAGCCGTTTGTGAAGAACATCCTCTATTGGCTGTTGACCAACCCGATCTACACCGGCAAGGTCCGGCACCACGGGGTCATCTACCCGGGCGAGCACGATGCCATCGTCGACGAGGAAACGTTCGCCAAGGTACAGCGGATGCTTGCCCGGAATGGCCGCAGCGGAGGCGAGGCCGACCAACAGTATGGATTCCACAGCAGCGCCATTCTGAGCGGCCTTTTGCGCTGCAAGGCCTGCGACTGCGGAATGGTCAACAGCCACAGCCAGAAGCACAACCGGCGCTACCGCTACTATCTCTGCCACAACGCCCAGAGCCGGGGATGGAAGCATTGTCCACGACCGACCTTGCCTGCCGCTGAGATCGAGCGCTTCGTCATCGCCGAGATCCGCGCCATTGGACGCGACGACGGATTGATCCACGAGGTGGTGGAGCAAACGGGACGCATCCGCGAGAAGCAGCTCGATGAATTTACCGGTTGCGAACGCCTCTTGAAGCAGGAGCTGACCAGCTATCGTCGCCAGGAACAGGGATTCGTCGCCCGGTCGCACGAGCCGGGGGCGGCATCCAGCCTGACGGCAATCCGGGAGCGCATCTCGCAGATCGAGCGCGAGCTTGCCGAGGTCCATGGCAAGCTGACCAGTCTGCGGGCCTCGACGCTGGCCGAGGAAGACATCGCGCAGGCGTGCCGCCTGTTCGATCCGGTGTGGGACACGCTGACCTCCCGCGAGCAGCACCGCATCCTGCGTCTGCTGATCCAACGTGTCGACTACGACGCGAAAGAGGAAACCATCTCCATCACCTTCCACCCGACCGGCATCAAGACGCTCAACGCCGAGCAGGATCGCGAACTGCAGAAGGAGGCCAGCTGATGAGCCCATACACCATCACGCGCAAGATCCATGTCCACATCGGGCGCTACGGTCGGCGCGGGGTGCGTTCGGGGCCGACGCCGCCACGTCCGCCTGCCCGCACCCCGCGGATCAGCAAGCTGATGGCGCTGGCCATCCATTTTGACGACATGGTCACGCACCATCAGCTCGAGGACTACGCCACCTTGGCGCGCCTGGGCCAGCTCAGCCGGACGCGCATTTCGCAGATCATCAACCTGGCCCGGCTCGCCCCGGACATCCAGGAGGAGATCCTCTTCCTGCCGAAGACCACGAAGGAGCGCGACTGTCTGAACACGACCGTCCTTGGTCCGCTGGCCGACGAACCCGACTGGGAGCGCCAGCGGACGATGTGGATGAAGCTGAAGAAGAAATTGCCGCAGCATGTGCTGTTTGGCGACAACGACACGGAGGATGCTGCGCCGACACAGGGGTAGGCTCCCGCGACCAGACCGTTTCTGATTCACATTTGTCGACGTTAGTCGATCCACTGGCCGTACACACGGAGGTGATCGAGGACGCCGCCTGAAAAGGCGCTGTCACGATCACCCCCGTTTTTCGTGTCCGCACTCCCAGGCCGGTGTCCTCGCTGCCTCCCTCGGCCGCAAGCCAAGGAGCCGCGACATGGACACCCGTCATCCCAACCTTTCCGAGTACGCTCGCAAGAGCATCGAGATCGCCGCCCGCAAACTCATCGGCAAGGGCGCGTTCACCCACGACGATTTCGACGACCTCCGCGCCGAGATCACCCTCTACGCACTGCGGCAGTTGCCGCGCCACGACGAGCGGAAGGCGAAGCTGAGCACCTTCATCAGCCTGGTGGTCGGCGACGGTGCGAAGCATGTGCTGCGCGACCACTTCGCCGAGAAGCGACAGCACCTGCGTGACGCCTTGCCGCTGGATGCCGTGACCGAGGACGAGGACGGCAACGAAACCGCGCTGGACCAATTGCTGGACGCGGACGAGATCGACATCCGTCTCGGCCGCCGCGACCGGTCCCGGCACGAGGAGGCCATGCTTCGTATCGACGTGACCTCGGTGATATCGGGCCTGCCCGAAGAGCTTCAGGAATGCTGCGCCGAGATCATGAACGGGCGCAGCATCAGCGAGATCGCCCGCGAGAGCGGCCTGCCCCGCAGCACCTTCCGGGACCGCGTCGTCAACCCGATCCGATCCGCCTTCGAGACGGCGGGTCTGGGAGACTGGCTGTGACGCGCCCGGCCGCCGCCGCTTCCCGGCTCCGCCGTAGAAGAAATCAGGAGCGCGGCCATGGCCCTGAACCAACAATGGCAACCCAGGAGATCGTTCCCATGAAGACCATCTATCGCTTCCGGTTCCGTCGCCAGGTGCCGCTCGACAAGGCCGAGGCCACGCTGATGCTGGCGCTGATCGCCGCCGAGGCGCTGCATGGCCAGCCCAATGTCCGGCTGTCCGTCGGGTTCCTGTTCGGCAAGGAGAAGCATGCCTGCGTGATCGACGGCGACAGCGAGATCGCGCGCCAGGTCGTGCTGATCTTCACCCAGTTCCTGATCCACGAGTTCGGCGAAGACTCCTTCCAGGTTCGCCGCGAACAGCACGACATCCCGCCCGTCTCGCACGAGTGCAAGTGCGGCGATGGCAGATGCAAGGGCGGGAAGGCGGTGAAGGCATGAACTGCCCGAACTTCCTGATCAAGGAGGACGCCGAGGTCTACCATGGAAAGTCGCGTGACTTCCTGGGCAGCCACCGGTTGGCGGACTTCCGCAAGTGCCCGGAACTGTTCCATCGCAAACAGCTCGGGCTGATCGAGGACAAGGACACCCCGGCTTACCTGCTCGGACGCGCTGCGCATACCCTGATCATCGAAGGCCGCGAGGCGTTCGAGGCGCAGTACGCGGTCGGCGGACCGGTCAACCCCAAGACCGGCCTGCCGTTCGGCAAGGCCACCAAGACGTTCCTGGAATGGGCCGATGTCCAGGGAAGGCCAGTTCTCGGCGACGAGGATGCCGTCTTCGTCGAGCGGCTCCACCAGGCCGTGCAGGCGCATCCGGTTGCACCGGGACTCTTCACCGGCGGCATGGCCGAAGGCGTCTGCCGGGCCGAGTACCTCGGCATCCCCTGCCAGGTCCGCCCCGACTACTTCCATCCCGACCATGGCATCGTCGACCTGAAGACCTGCGACGACCTGACTTGGTTTGAGGCGGACGCGAGGCGCTACGGCTACCTGCACCAGGCGGCCTTCTATCGCGCCATCCTGCGCGTGGCCTTCGGCACCACCTTCGTCGTCCACATCGTGGCAGTGGAGAAAAAGGAGCCGTTCCGGGTCGGCGTCTGGCTGGTGGCGGAGTCCGCCCTGGACTTCGCCGAGGCCGAGAACGAGGCCGCCATCGGACGGCTGAAGGAATGCCGGGTCACCGGCGTCTGGCCGACTGGCTACGAAACCGTCCGCATCTTCGACTGCGTGTAACCCCCAACACAAGGAGAACCGATACCATGTCACTGCTCGAGACCATCATCTCCCGGCCCACGCCGTCGGCCCCAAAAGGGATTGTCTACGGACCGCCGGGAATCGGCAAGACGACCTTCGGCGCGAACGCGACCGGCTCGCTGATCATCGACTGCGAGAACGGCGCGGGCGCGATCCCGGCCAACCGCACGCCGTACCTCTCGACCTGGCCCGAGATCGGCCAATGGCTGACGGCCATCGAGCGCGAACAGCATCCCTACCAGGCGCTGGTGATCGACTCCATCGACTGGCTGCTGCGGCGCGTGGAAGAACACGTCTCCGGCTCGACCGGTAAGCTCGACCAGACCCTGAACCGCTCGCACGGCGGCTACGGCAACGGCAAGCAGGTGATGAAGAACCACGTCTACCAGATCCTGCTGCCCCAGCTCGACCGGATCGTCAACCGGGGCATCGCGGTGATCCTGCTGGCGCACGCCAAGCGCAGCGAGATCACCGACGTGGACGGAATCACCACCGAGAAGACCACCGCCGAGCTGCCGGAAGGCTACCTGAACGTGTTCGTCGAGTGGTCGGACTTCGTCTGCCTGGCCCGCATGGATGCCGAGGGCAACCGGCTCCTGGTCACCCGCGAGACCCCGCGGGCGCTGGCCAAGAACCGCTACGGCATGCCCGAAGCCATCCCCTTTGACTGGCCCTCGTTCACCTGCGCGGTGGCCGACGGCCTCGCCCACCAGTTCCCCGTTTCCAGCGAAACCCTCAACACCAAGGAGATCTGACCATGGCAACTCTCAATGGATTCGATGCCAGCAAGGTGATCCCCGCCTCGTCCTTCGACCCGATTCCGGCGGGCAAGTATGTCGCCGCCATCTCCGAGTCGGAGATGAAGCCGACCAAGTCCGGCAACGGACACTTCCTCGAGTTGACCTTCGAGGTCGGTGAGGGCCCGCACAAGGGGCGCAAGCTCTGGACGCGGCTCAACCTCGACAACCCCAACCAGCAGGCGGTGCAGATCGCCCGCGGGGAGCTGTCGGCCATCTGCCGGGCGGTCGGGGTGCTGCAGCCGCAGGATTCCTGCGAACTGCACAACCTGCCGCTCGCCATCAAGGTCGCCTGCAAGAAGCGCGAGGACAACGACGAGATCGTCAACGAGATCAAGGGCTACGAGAAGAAGGAAGCCGCCTTCTCGCGCCCCGCCCCGATGCCCGGGGCTCCGCCGTCCGCGCCCGCGCCACAGGCTCTCCGCCCGACGCCACCCTGGCAGCGCTAGGTCCGGCAACCCATCCGGGGGGAGCGGGGCTGCGGAGATCAGCTCCTTGGCCCGCGCCCCGTTCCCCCCTTCATCCCTCATTCATGGAGGCATTCCCGATGCTTGAGATCGAACTGCCCTATCCGCCCAGCGTGAACCACTACTATCGCCGTGTCGGGCCCCGGACGCTGATCAGTCGCCAGGGACGCCGATACCGCGAACGGGTCTGCGCGGTCCTGCGCGCGCTGTCCGTCCAGGAACTCGACGGTCCTTTGGCCATGGATCTGGAGCTGTATCCACCGGACCGCCGCCGCCGCGATCTCGACAACGCCCAGAAAGGTCTGTGGGACGCCCTGGCACACGGTGGCCTCTACCGCGACGACTCCCAGATCAAGGAATTCACCTGCCATATGCGCGAACCGCTGCCGCCCGACGGCAAGGCCATCATCAGGGTTGGACGACAATGATGCTGACGCTGCGACCCTACCAAGAGGAAGCGGTGGCGGCGGTCTACGGGCACCTGCGCGGCAATGATGACAACCCGTGCGTCGTGCTGCCCACCGGAACGGGCAAGAGCTTGGTGCTCGGGCAGATCGCCACCGACGCGGTGACAATCTGGAACGGGCGCGTGCTGATCCTGGCCCACGTCAAGGAGCTGCTTGAGCAGAACGTCGACAAGATCCGCAGGCTTTGCCCCGAGATCGGAATAGGCATTTACTCGGCCGGGCTCAACCGCCGCGACACCGACGCGCCCGTCCTGGTGGCGGGCATCCAGTCGGTGTATCGCCGGGCCTGCGAGCTCGGGAAGTTCGACTTGATCATCGTCGACGAAGCCCACCTCGTTCCCGTCGAGGGCGAGGGCATGTACCGCAGCTTCCTCGATGACGCACGCGTGGTGAACCCGAAGGTGCGCGTCATCGGCCTGACGGCCACGCCGTACCGGCTCAAGGGCGGCGAGATCTGCCACCCGGACAACATCCTGAACCGGGTCTGCTACGAGGCGGGCCTGCGCGAGATGATCGTCCAAGGCTATCTCTGCCGACTGCGGTCGCACGGCGGGCGGGCCAGGGCCGATCTCTCGGGCGTGCATGTGCGCGGCGGCGAGTTCGTCGCCAGCGAGATGGAAGCGGCCATGGACCGATACGACCTGGTGCGGTCGGCCTGTCAGGAGATCGTCGAGCTCACCCGGGACCGCCAGTCGGTGCTGATCTTCGCCACCGGCGTGGCGCATTGCCAGCACGTAGCCGCCGAGATTGCCCGCATCTCCGGACAGGAATGTGGCGTCATCACCGGCGACACCGCATCGGGCGAACGCGCCGAGGTCATCGCCCGGTTCAAGGGCGAGGAGGTCGCCGACGGCCTCTTCAGCCGCAAGCCGCCGCTGAAATATCTGGCCAACGTCAACGTGCTGACCACCGGGTTCGACGCCACCAATGTCGACTGCATCGTGCTCCTGCGCCCGACCATGTCCACCGGGCTCTATGTCCAGATGGTCGGACGCGGCACCCGCATCCATCCCGGCAAGGAGGACTGCCTGGTGCTGGACTACGGCGGCAACGTTCTGCGGCACGGGCCCGTGGATGCGGTCCGCGTGAACAGCCAGGGCAACGGCGACGGCGAAGCGCCCGCGAAGGAGTGCCCGGCCTGCGGCGCGCTGGTGCATGCGGCCTACCAGACCTGTCCCGAATGCGGCGCGGCGTTCCCGCCGCCGGATCGTCGGCCCCACGACGCCAAAGCCGATGGCTCGGCCATTCTCTCCGGCGAGATCACCGACGCCGAGCATGAGGTCCATGGCGTCCACTACTCGGTGCATACCAAGCGCGATGCGGACGACAGCCATCCGAAGACGATGCGCATCGAGTACCGCGTCGGCTGGCAGCATTACGTCAGCGAATGGGTCTGCCCGGAACACAGCGGCTGGGCCAGGCAGAAGTTCGTGCAGTGGTGGACGGAACGCTCGCGGACGCCGCCCCCGGCAACCGCCGACGAAGCGGTGCGCCTGGCCCAGGACGGGGTGCTGGCCCAGACGCGCCGGATCACCGTCCGCGCCGTCTCCGGCGAGAAGTACGACCGCGTCGTCGCCTATGAGGTCGGCGAAAAGCCCGACTACTGCCCGGAGCCGGGCTGGAACGACTGCCAGGACGAGGAACCCCAACCGGCACCGGCCATGGCCTGGGGCGACGATGACAGGATCCCATTCTGAGAGGGCGGCCGATGGACAACAGCGATGCGATCATCTCCGTCCTGCGCCTGCTCTACCAGCCGGGCGACGTCTTCGAGATCCGGGTGCTCGATGCCGAGCGTCCGGGCTATCGGCGTCCCCACATCGAGTCGGGATATTTCGACTACGAACACATCGCTGATGTACCGCAAACGCTGGCCGAGATCACCACGGCCATGGGCATCTACGTCACGATGAACCCGGTCAATCCGTCGCTGCTGGCGCGGTCGGCGAACCGCCTGAAGACCGCACGCCGCAACGAGACCACCAGCGACGTGGACATCGTCTGTCGCCGCTGGCTGCTGGTCGACATCGATCCGGTGCGTCCGGCGGGGATCAGCGCCACCGACGCCGAGAAGGCGCTGGCGTTCGACAAGGCCAGGGAGGTCGGCGAGGGACTGCGCAGCATGGGCTGGCCAACGCCGGTGATGGTCGACTCCGGAAACGGCAACTATCTGCTTTATCGCATCGACCTGCCAGCCGATGACGGCGGGCTCGTGCATCGCTGCATCCAGGCGCTACAGCCCGCGGCCGACGAGCGGGTGCATATCGACCTCTCCGTGGCAAACCCGTCGCGCATCTGCCGCATCCCCGGCACCTGGAACCGCAAGGGCGACAGCATGTCCGACCGTCCACACCGCCTTTCCGGGATCATGGACGCGCCCGAAGCGCCACAGGCCGTTTCTGTCGCATTAATCGAGGAGCTGGCAGCCACCTTGGCTCCGCGGGGAGAAACGGCCCAGGGCGTGCCCTGTGGCCAACCGTCGGCAAATCCTGGGCCGATGGCAGGCAACCCACAAGGATTACTTGCCGATTCGCTACGACCTGGCGATGATTTCAGCCAGCGCGGCGAAATCGGGCCGGTCCTCGAGGCCCACGGCTGGCAGTGCATCGGCGAGACCAGCGGCAACCAACGCTGGCGCAGGCCAGGCAAGGCCACCGGCAACCATTCCGCCACGTTCGACGGACGCACCTTCTACGTGTTCAGCTCCGCCGCGTCGCCCTTCGAGGCCAACCGGGGCTATTCCACGTTCGCCGTCTACGCCATGCTCGAACATGGCGGCGACTTCGCCGCTGCCTCCGCCGCCCTGGCCGACCAGGGCTATGGGGCCGATTCTCCGAACGATGACGTGGACATCTCCGGCATCATGCGAATGTTTGGCCCATCAAAGTTTCCGGCGCATCCCGCACCATCGTCATCCGGACGCCCGACCGATCCGGGACCGCTGCCCGACGCGCTGCTGCATGTGCCCGGTTTCATCGAACAGGTGATGGATTACACTCTCGGCACCGCGCCGTATCCGAGCCGGACGCTGGCCTTCTGCGGTGCGCTCTGCCTGCAATCCTACCTCGCCGCCCGCCGGGTCAAGGACCGGCTGAACAACCGCAGCAACGTCTATATCGTCGCCCTGGCCAACTCCGGCGTCGGCAAGGATCATCCGCGCCAGGTGAACTCCGAGATCGCCTACCGGGCCGGGGCGTTGCGGGGCATCGGCGACGCCTTTGCCTCTGGCGAAGGCATCGAGGACGCCATGTTCCTGCACCAGGCCATGCTTTTCCAGACCGACGAGATCGACGCCATCCTCGGCAGCATCAACCGCGCCCGCGACGGCCGCAACGAGATGATCATGCAGATCCTGCTGAAGATGTACGGCTCGTCGCGCACCCGCTACCCGCTGCGCAAGAAGGCCGGACAGACCGAGCCGCTGGTCGTCCAGCAGCCGTCGCTGACGCTCTTCGGCACGGCTGTGCCGCAGTATTTCTACAAGGCGCTGAGTGGCCGCATGCTGAACAACGGGCTCCTCGCCCGAACGCTGGTCCTCGACGCCGGACAGCGCAGCCGCGGGCGCATGCCCGTAGCCGTGCCGGTGCCGCAGTCGATCATCGACACCGCGACCTGGTGGGTCAACTTCAACCCCGGCGGCGTGCTCAGCGGTAACCTCTCCGGCTTTCACCCCGACCCGGCAACCGTCCCCGATACGCCTGAGGCCGCCGCCAGGAGCGAGGCGATCTGGGCGCTCACCGATGATGCCTACGAAGAGGCCCAGCGCCAAGGCGACGAAACCAAGATGGCGATCTGGGCCCGCGCCTACGAGAAGGTCCGCAAGCTGGCGCTCCTCTACGCCTGCAGCGAAGACCACCAGAACCCGCAGATCACGGCCGCCGGGCTGGACTGGGCCTGGGCCATGGTCGAGCACCAGACCCGGCACATGCTCTACATGGCCGACCTCTACGTCGCCGACAGCGAGTTCGAGGCCGACTGCAAGCGGTTCGTCGACATCCTGACGAAATGGCGGTCGCTCCAGGGCGATGTCTTCATGCCCCACTGGGAGCTGAGCCGACGCTTGCGCTGGTCCGAGAAAAAGATCGAGGAGGTCCGCGAGTCCCTCGCCGCCCAGGAGCTGATCGAAGTCCAAATGCCTCAGAGAGGGCCAATGCGGGCGCAGTATCGGATGAAGGGGTAGGATTGCCTTAAAATCCCCACCGTTCTATTTCGCCTGTCTCAAATTCTCGTAGATGATTTCTCGGTCTTTTAACACCCCAGGTCCGACTACGGGAGAAGAGACCCCGGGAGAAAGTCATTCGGAGTTAACTGCCGTGCCCCACCCTTGACTTCCCGCCCATCCCACCATACATTTAACGAATAACAAATCTCTTGCATCGGGTTAACCTTGAGCAATCGTAGCGTGTCGAAAGATTCAGTCAGCTTCGTTGCTTTTCTGGCTGCAGGCTCACAACCCCAGCCCGCCGAGGCTATGGCAAAAAACCGGGGGAGGCACCCGCCAACCGACTTAAATACGCAAAGAGTTGATTTATCCCGGGATAGGATAGAGACGGAATGCGGGCTACAGGGGAGATAGCAAAATGAATTTTTCATTGCAATGTCCGTACTGCTCTGCGTCCTTTGAAGCAGAGGACGAATGGCTTGGAATGGAATCTGAATGTCCATCGTGCGGGAAAGTAATTGAAATCATAAAACCGGGTTTACGCGATGCCGCGTCTAACGGTTCGAGTTCTCAATCTCCTACTGAGCCACTAGCTGCGACTACAAGTTCTGATATTCTTTCAGGTTCCTCAACCAAGGCCTGCCCAAAGTGTGGAGAGGTAATCAAATCCACGGCCAAATCGTGCCGTCACTGTAAAGCTGCCTTGCCCAAATTAGCATCACCATCCTCAGACAAAAGCACAATTATTTGTCCATTCTGTGCTGAAACTATTAAAGCAAATGCTATCAAGTGTCGTTATTGTAAAAGTGATCTTATAGAAGCGAATGCTGATGATATTGTTTCGCCTAATGGAGGCCATGAACAGTCGGTGGTGGATAATATTAAAACATCACCTTTAAGCAGCGGATTAATTGCACGCT